CGTCTTGGTATCCCATTTATAGGGCGGCGATCTCGTCTTCTGTCAGGCCAAGAGCTGCAAGTTTGGCCTGGGCTGAGGCTTTGGCTGTCGCTGCGGCTTCTGCTGCTGCATCTTCCTCAGCCTTGCGCGCTTCTGCTGCTACGCGGTCTGCTTGCATCTGTGCTACTTCAGCGTCAGTCAATTCAATGATTGACTCCACGCCTGTCTCGCAGTTGATTTCGATTCGTGTTGGATTAGGCATTTTTGACTCCATATAGATAGGCGGTTGAGTATTGGACGAAATTACCGGAAGCAGGAGTAAGTGTAATCGACGTGATTGCGGCAGTATTGCTCCAAAGACCAGCAAGCAAATCGTCAAATCCTAAAGTAGCGTTATTTTCCACTACTGAATCTGTGCTGAAAGACTTATTTGTGCTTCCTGCATAATTAGGTAAATATGTTTCACCGTTAGCAAATACGCTTGAAGTAGTTAAACCTGCTTGCATATAACCGCTAGGATTGTTTGTTGTTCCGTTTCCAGAACCAGTTGCAGAGCCTGTTCCATAAACGTGTCGGTAGGTAAATGATGCGGTAGATGAGTTAAATGAATATTTAACGCCCAAATAATCATCGCCAGCAGAGTTTGAGCGTAAAGAGTATTTAAGAACTAAATCTGTGTAGGTGCTAGGAATAGAAGTGAAGTCTATGGTTGAAGCCCCGCCAGCTCCGACAGTAGAAGAAGCGATAAGTGTGTATGTATTTGCCATATTTAAGCCGCCTTTATTCCGTATAGGGTAAAGGTAGAGCCAGAAGCAAAACTTAATGAGTTTGCTACCAGCAAATTGATGCTAGTAATTGCACTTGTGCTACGCCACAAGCCTACTGTCGCACCCGTGGCTAAGTCTGCTCTGTTTGCTCTAGACAGGAATGTTTTGTAAGTAGTGGTGTTTGAATAGTTCATAAAATGGACTATTTGGTTAAATCCTTGTGTGGTACTTGGATAGGCGTTATCTGCCATAAATCTGCTAAAAGCACTTCTTCGAGTTGATGCAGCAGCTGTGCCGTTGCCTGATAATTGAGTTAAGGAATAATTTGTACCTGTATCTGAATTGACTCTGATCCATAAATCATCACCACCTGTCGCAGTTGTGCAATTTATGACAAGGACTAAATCGGTATAACTGCCGCTGATGCTGGTAAAATCTACAGTTGCTTGCGAACTTCCCAAAGTAGTAGTCGCAATCGGAGTGTAGGTAGATGCCATCGTCTATCCTTTCACGCCGTAAAGTGCGAATGATGAGTATTGTTGAAAATTTAATACCGAGTCAGTAGATAAAACGATTGAACTAATTGCAGAAGTGCTCATATAGAGACTACTTCTAAGTTCAATAATACCGCTGCCATTTAAGTCTCTACCACCTAAAGTTCTAAAAGTTTTATATTTATTGGTATTGGCATAATCTAAAATATCTAAGACACCCGCGCCAAAAGTATCAGCCGTTCCGCTGATTGGAGCAACACCGCCGTAACTGTAAGAGGTAGTTGCTACAGCGGATGCCGCGCTTCCATTGCCCTGTAAAGCGTGAAGGGCGTAATCATTTCCAGTACTTCCATTAACTCTAAATACAACTAAATCGGCTGAAGAAGCGCGAGCAATATATCTTAACTGTAAATGCTTATAGGTAGATGGAATTGAGGTAAACGAGATTGAAGCCTGACCACCTGAACCCACTGTCACAGTCTGAATAGACTCGTAAGATGAAGCATTCAAACTACCCGATATAGACGAAGCCAAAATCCCTAGAATCGGAGTCATTAGGCAAGGTCTCCCACGACATAGAATGTTGGAGTTGCGCCACCTGTTTGACAGATGATTGTGGCCGCCGAGTATTGCACTCGCAGCTTAGGAGCAGCCGATGTTGCACCTGTTGAGACTATGGTCGCACCACTTGCCGCAGCCAAGGTCACTTGACCTGTACCAGTTGCGATGATGTTGATCTGTTCCCCTGCTGCATAAACCGAAATGGGCAGCGTCAATGTAATGCCAGCAGCATTGGATAAGGACACAAGTTTGCCGGAATCAGAAGCCACGAGTGTGTAGCTTGTGCCTGTTTGTGCATTAAAAGCCAGGTTAATCAGTGGCGCTGTCAGAGTCTTGTTTGTCAGAGTCTGGCTGCCGGTCAAAGTGGCAACGGTGGAATCAATGGCAACGGTTGGAATTGGCCCAGTTGCGCTTGAGATGCTGATTCCTGTTCCTGCCGTCAGAGCTGTGATATCTCCTGTTGCGCCGATCCATGCGGATCCGTCATAAACTTCGAGGCTGTTTGTGTCCTGGAGATATGAAACCATGCCCTCTGCCAATACTCCGCTTAGGGCTGCGGTTCGAGCTGCTGAAGATGCAAATACCATCACCGTCTGCTGCATCAAGTAAGTGTTGACTTGCGCTGCCGTCAAAACGTCGCCTGTTGCGAATAGTTTGTATCCTGCTCCTGCCATGATTTCTCCTTGTTAGTAACTGAGAACGCCTGCGACGTCCAGAATTCCTTGCGATGTACTGTCGAGAATAAACGCCTGGATGATCGGTTCGCTCGTCAGTATCTTAGTGGTGAATGTTGTCCTTGTTATGTCGTGTTGAAGTCCTTGCACGAATAATTCGCTGGTGATCGATGTTGATCCCGGCATGCTCTTCGTAACGTTGACTAGGTCGAAAATCTCCAGATTAATGCCGGCGATGTTTCTTGCGACTTGTCCGTCGTCGACTAGATTGAGCGTCATCGAATCAATGCGAAGGGTTGCATCCTTACGTGCCTGCAAGATCATCGTTGCCTGGTTTAGCGCTTCTGTATCTGATTGCACCAGGATGCCGGTTCTTGCTCCTGAATGGATGAAGTAGTTATCGATTGATGTTTGGCTTGATACTTCCTGTGTTGTGCCATTTAATCTTTGAACCGAGACGTCATTCACGATCAAGGTGTCGTCAAAGGCCAGGTCAATCTGGGCATATCCGATTCCTGTACCGTCGTCGCTGAAAACTGTCGGTGTTGAGTCTGCGTACTGGCTGACTGTGGTTCTGGAGTAGAAGGTTGCATTTCCTTCTGCGTCCAAGAAAAAGCCACCGAATTCGCTATTTTCTACCGTTTGAATTGCTTCAAGGACGGTTCTATCTGCTGTTCCTGGATCTGCCTGCATCGTGCTGTCGCCAGCGTCAATATCTCTTTGCGATAATGGCCAATCAACAACGTCCAGAAGTTTGTTGATGCGTGTTCCGCTTAATTGGCCTGCGCCGGTATCGGGTACTGTAGTGATCGCTGCGTTATTGAGAAGGCGGAATCCATCGACGCAGTTGAGGATCACTCTTGAGACTTCATTGGCTCCGATTGCGAATGTGGTGTCGTAACTGGTGATAAATCCTGAAAATAAATAATAACGAACGCCGTTGTAATCGGCCCAGATTCGAATCTTACGCAAGGGTACGAGCTTGCCGTAGTAGGGGCCTGCTGTATTGGCCGGGTTCCAGTCGCCATTGTCGTCCTTGATCTCAACAACGGCCGTTCCTGCTTCGAACTTGTTCAGGATGCGGTTTCGTCCTCTACGGATCGATGATCGCAGGATGATGCTGGAAATGTCGACCGAGTCGTCTGCGTCTGCGAGCTGGCCTGTTCCGAGCTTGCCCTTGATGCTGTCATCCAATGTGAATGCGGTCGAAATAAAGGCCGGGCCGTTGACGAAGTCGATTGATGCTCCGAGCTGTGGAATGCCTGCCATCAGAGTTGAATCGCTGTCTTTGTGATCGCCTGTCCGTTATTTTGACCCTGAAGGATCGCGTTACGGATCGCGTTGACGAGGTCGCCTTCGCTTGTCACGCTGCCGTTGACGACAATGTTGACATTGGATCCGCCCATTGATCCCATTCGGTTGAGTGGAATAACGGCCTCTGGCCCTGCTTCGCCGATTAGCGCTGCTGTGGGGCTGTTAACGATGCCGCCGTCTGCCAATGCTGGCATGCGGTTGAGCTTGTTAATCAAGCCCTGAGTCGTGTAAATGCTGCTTGATGTTGATGGTACTGGTGTCGATGTTGCTGCCTTTGGAATGACTGGCCCGATGAAGCCTTGATCTCCTGGCTTGATTGGATTTACTGGCATTACGATTTCAGGCACGAAGCCTGGCGGTAGCGGTGTTCCTGCTACTGGCGCTGGAACGGTAGGCGCTTCAATCTTTGCCCCTGAAGCTGCAACGTATTTATTAAGTGCTGTGAGAGCGTCTTTCCATGATTGTTCTGCCTGGTTACCGGGTGTAGGCCAAAGTGTCGAAGGTGTTACTCCTTCTGCGATTTTCTTTGCGTAATCGGCTACTTCTTTATTTGTAAAGCCCCATTTGGCAGCCAGTTTGTTGATCTCTGTATCATCAAGTTGGCCGTCATTAAGTGCTGCGAAAAAATCAAGATATATCTGCGCTTGCTGTTTTGTTACGCCCCATTGAGTCGCGAGTGCGTCGACTTCCTTTGTGGTGATTTTGCCATCATTAACTGCGAAGATTGCACTGGTGTAAGCGACGACGGCGTCTTTGCTGATTCCCCATTTTTGAGAAAGGATAATTACTTCCTCTGGTGAAATCTTTGAATCTGCAACAACGCCGAGCAGGTCTGTGTATCGCTTTATCGCATCGTTTGCCTTTAGTTGGGCTTCTAAGTTAGCCAGGATTGCTTCGACGCGCTTTTGTTCTGCGATGTTATTTTGTTTGATTAAGTTCAAACGTGCCGCTTCGAGTTGGATTGGATCCGTCTCTGTGGTTGGTTTGACGCCTAATTTTGTCAAAGCAGCAAGCGCCTTCTTTGTTGCAATAAGTTTGAGGTCTGCTGCTGTGAGCGCTTTTGTTTTTCCTGTTGCTTTTCCAAGATTTAGATTAAGACCACCGAGGTCACTGACGAAGTCTTTAGTGGTTGAATTTAATCCGTCGAAGGAGAATTCTAAATCTTCGCCGGCTCCTTCCATCTTGCCCATCTCGTCGTTCGCCTTTTTAGTTACTAGATAAAGGCCGCCGAGTGTAGCTGCGAATGCGGCAACGCCGGCGGCAGCTGCTGCGACTGAAATTCCGCCGGTGGCTGCTGCCTGTGCTGCTGCTGCTCCAATCGCTGCTGCTCTGATTGCCTGGTAAGCCTTGACCAGTCCTTGTATCGCTGTAACGAATGCGATCACCTTGCCTGCTACAAATGTTGCGGCAAATATCGCGCCAAGCGTTATGAAGATTTCTTTATGCTTTGCTACGAATGCGAATGTCTTAAATACTACAAATGCAAAACCGATGACGGCCTTGATCGCGCTGGACATAACTGCAACGAGTTTATCGCCGTTCTCTGTGAGCCATTCTTGAACTGCTGGAATAACTTTTGTGGTGAGTGTTTTGAATAACTCTTCAATTGTTGGCAGAAGTGCCTTGCCGAGTGTTTCCTCAGCTTCTCCCAATGCAATTTTGAGGCGAATCATTCTAAATTCAAAGGTATTTGCTCTGGTTGCTGCTGCTCCACCGAATGTCTTTGCAGTCAGTTCGAGTATCGCGTTTAGGTCTTTGGATTTGACCATTGCGTCTGTAATTGGAACGCCGAGGTTTTTTAGCGCTTTGTAATTTCCTTGAAGCGCCTTTGTGACTGCGTTTGTTGCTGATCCAAGATCTACATTTCCACCGGCGGAGACATCCATCGCCAATCCGAGAAGTTGTTGCGCTGCTGTAACGCTGCCGGTTACTGAGGCTAGTTTTGATAAGGCCGGACGTAAATCGTCATCGACTATTCCGAATGCTCGCTGAGTCTGGTCAATATAAGATTCGGTCGCGGCAATCGCGGCGTCGGTTGCGCCGGTTGTATTCCTTAGTGAATTTGCTAGAAGCGCCTGAGATTTTTCATCTGCAATCGCAGCCTTTACTGAATCGACACCGATCTTGACTGCGAATGCTGCGCTGGCTGCTGCTGCGATTCCAAAGGATTTTGCTACCTTGCCTGCAAATTTGTCGAAAGATTTTCCGAGCTTGTTGATATCCCTAGCTGCTGCCTTGCTGCCTTTATCTGAATATTGGGTGATAATCCGGGCGACTACTGCACCTATTGCCATGCTCGATTATCCCTTCTCTTTATTTAGATTGGCTTGCAGAATCTTCTGGGCGTCGTTCATTGCTGATCTGATATTGGCATAAATCTTCGGGCGATCGCGATCGATCACGAACCAGATTCCGCGTGATGCTTTCCTGATCCGCTCGTTTAATACGCCGATCATCTGGCGGCCTGTTCCTTCTCCTGGTGTCCTGCGTCCTGCAACTTCGAAGATAACGCCGGAGGCGTTCTTGTTGAAGAGTGCGCCGGCGCTGGTGGTGTAATCAGCCCTCACGCGGCCCTCTGAGCGAGTTTTGACGATGCCCTGTCGGATTGCCTGGGCATCCCATGCCGGCCAGCCCTGGCCGCCTCTGACGCCCTTTCGTGGGTTCTGTGCTGCTGTAGTTCTCCAGCCACTCATGGGCGGTTTGCTGTCTATCTGATCTCTGGCATCTCCTTCGGCTCGGCGCAGCTCGTCGTTGATCACTTTGTTCAGCCGACGAGCTGCATCCTTGTCGAATTTCTTCAAGGCTGCGGTGGTTTCTTTGATGCCGCTAATTGCAACGACTTCATTGGCCATATTTGTTTGCCGCCTTTGCCTTCTCCTTGAGATAAATCACGATCGCTTCAAGAATGCCGTCTGGTGCATCCATGAGTGAAATCGGATCTATTCCCGTCTCCACAGAAACTGCTGCGATTGAATATGTCAGGCTGTCTCTGTGGATTCTGAATTTGGGTCTGTATCTAACTGAACCCCTTCGAGCGTATCCAAGAATTCCGGGCCGAATGGTTTCACAACGACTCCGTTTGCTCTAAGTGCAAGCCACCCGAGATAATAAATATGTTCGAGTTTCTGCTCTTCGCCGATTAGTTTTGTTAGACCTTTGCCATACTTTTGTTCAAAGTCGACGATGATGCGTGGCCGTAATGAGAACGTTTTTTCCACGCCATCAGTCGTCTTGACTTTAATATTTAATCCATCCATCTTTGTTTCCCCCTATTTTCTTTAGGATGTTGCTTTGGTAATTGCGCCGGAGATCGGCCAAGTCACACTCGCAGTTGCTAATTCACCGACGGATCCATTTAGAGGAGTCCATTCGGAGACAAGCGTAGAAAATGTGTATTGCGGATTGATTGTTGTTGTTGTTCCTGCTACTGGCTTTGCAACGACTGTGACTGCTGTTCCGAGCAATGGATAAATTGTTTGCTCGACTGCTGATGTTGCGTAGTCCTGGTGGAATTCAAACGTCACAGAATTGTCTGCAAGACCAGCCACACGTGTCTTCGCTGTGTTTCCGAATGCAGTTGTTTCCACGATATCAAATGTTGAATTTAGAGTGATGCTCGAAATATACGAACTCAAGTCTGTGCTTCCGAATACAACGGATGCGTTTGTTAGTACAAGTCTTGCCATTATGCGACCGCCTTAGTGATTGCTCCTGTGATCGGCCAGGTCACGCTAACTGTGGCCAATTCCCCGACGGATCCGTTTATCGGAGTCCATTCTGAAATTATAGCGGAGAATGTATAACTGGGATTAAACGCGCTGGTAGAAGCGCCGTTTGGCTTTACGATTACTGTTGATGCTGTTCCTAGAAGTGGATAGATTGTCTGTTCCACTTCGCTTGTTGCATAGTCTTGATGGAATTCAAGGGTTACTGAGTTATCTATAAGGCCAGTGACTCTTGTCTTTGCTGTTGTTGATGAGAATGCTGTGGTTTCGACTACGTCGCGTGTGGTGTTTAGTGTTGCTGAAGCGACTCTATCGCTCAGATCCACTCCGCCAACGGAGACGAATGCGTCTGTTAGAACTATGCGAGCCATTATTTAGTCGCTCCTTCTTCTATTTTGATTGTGATGGATGGGATTTGTGGTGCTGTGTTACTTGCTTTGATGTGGTTGCCGGCGATCAGAGTTTCTGCGCTGACTCCTGCATCTTGCAATTCTTCGGCTGTGAGCGTGTCGCCTGTGGTCTTTCCGCAGACTTCCCGGTTTGAGATTATTGTATATGTCATATCGGTTCCTTATCCGTAGATTGTTAGGCGGTATCGGTACGAGAGAAATGTATTCGATTGGGAGTCGTAGGTTCCGGACTCTGCGCTGGTGACTCGCAATGTCTGGCATGTTCCGCCGAGCGTTCTGTCGCCTTCTATTGCTGCTTTGATGGATGTTGCTCCTGTGCCTGCAAGGTATCCGTCGAGCTTGTCCTGGCCTGCTCGCTCTGAGAAGCGCTGGACAATCACATAAATATCTACGTTTGCTTGATCTAATCCCCGAGCGTTATCGATATCGAATGTGAAGTCGAGCTGGCCCACGATCGCGCATGGCGGTGTTACTGGTTCTGGAATCACATCGTAAGCGCGAAGCCCAGAAATTGTTTGAAGTCTTGTCTTTAATCCGTCGCGCACTTGACTTGGTTGCATAGGCATTATTTAGCCAGCCCATTGTTCTTGCGGAATGGTCGAAGCAATGCTTCAACGTCTGCGTCTAGTTTTGCTGTGAGGCGCACTGTGCCTAAGTCCGGGCTTCCTGCGATTCCGAATGGCGACTGGCGGCGTGTGAATAATCGAGCTGCCTGGATCAAGGTTGCCATGTTGATCTCAGCTGGTGTTGCTGTCCATCCCCAGACGCCGGTGATCTTGCAAGCCTGGGGCAAATAATAAGGCCAAACATATCGGCCAATCGCAAGGATGCGGTTGACTGGCCATCCGCGCTGTGGGTTATTTACTGGTTCGAGCATGTAGTCGCTGGTAGACCAGACGGTATCCCATGTCTGGTTGAAGTTATCGTCTGTGGCCAATTGCGTGATCGAAACGTTATCGTCCATGTTCATCGTCCAGGGATCGAGTGGGGTGTAATAACGAACTACTGGTGATCCTGTCGTTCCATTGCGGTAAAAGAAGCGCCCGGTGTAATCGTCAATCATCCGGCTGGTTGCTGTGATTGCTGCTTCGAGTGGGGTGTCGTCCACGCTGTCTGTGATCGCAAGTGAGGCCTTTAATTCGGCCAGGGTGCAATAGGCATTAGTTAGGGCCACGCTTCGTCCTTCTTTCCGGTTTCGGCAGCATTGCTCGTTCTAGTTTGGGATCGGCGGTTGCTGTTTCCTTTTCCGGCTTGCGCCGGGTCTTCTTAATCTTTCCAAATATCATGATGAATCTCTTCCATCCAGAAGCTCTTCTGGTGCGGCAAGATTGCAGCTGTGTTTACGTGAATCGTAAATCCGAGCGCCTTTGCCCTTCGGCAGAATAATAAATCTTCGCCAATCCATTCGCCGTTTACTGGCCCATCCCAGAACCAGCACCAGTCTTTGCCCTGGTTTGGATCTGCGACTTCGCGCATCTTCTCCAGAACGCTCCGGTGAACGAGCAAGCATCCTGTTCCTGCTGCGTCAATTTCAAAGACTGCATTCTTGTCGTATTTGTAAAGCGGAAGGAAGCCCTTATCTGAGTCCTGAAATATTGCCGGGACTGGTTTTGGGTAAGGCTTGCCTGGTACTCCAAATCCTGCAAAGACAAGGCCTGCGACAATCGGGCGGTCTTTGTCATGGGCTGTGTCAATCAAGGCGTCAAATGCTCCAACGCCGAGCTGTTCATCTGAGTCCAACATAAGAAGCCAGTCGCTGTCGGTCTTCTCTAGAAATTGTTTGACCACTCGGTTGCGTTGCTTTGATAAAAGCCCGGAACCCTTAATTCTTACAAATGGCCCGAGTCTGCTGCTTCTTGCTTGCGCAAGTTGGATCAGCGTGTATGCAAATGATCCGTTTACGGATCCTGGATCGCATGAGCCGATTGTTACTTTGTGTCCTGTCTTCATTTGTTTCCCCCTGTTTAGAAGTGCAGGGCGAGTGACTCGGGGGGTGGGCCACTCGCCCTGCACAATTTAGTGCTGTCCTTTGATTAGAAGGTTGGTGCGCTTAGACCTGTGCCTGAAATGATCGAGGCTGCAAGTGGGTAGCGCTCTGCTGTGAATGCGGCATAACCGTAAACGACAGACTTGATCTGAAGATTTCCAGCGCCTGTCGCATCGAAGCGAAGTGCGAATGGTGATCCTGGTTGCTCCCAGAGATGAGCTTCGCTTGCTGTTACGCAATAGATTTCATCCTGGTTTGTTGTTGTTCCGTATGTTGTTCCGATGTTTGCATCGGTGATGATTGGAAGTCCGAGCATCTGGTATCCGGAGTTTCCGTATGTTGGTGCTCCGCCGACTCCTACTGCGTTCATCGCGTTGTTTGCTGCTGGAACAACAAGCGGACGGTTTGTGCTGTCCACTGCTGCGAGCAAGAATGCGAGACGACGTGGGTGAACTACCCAGTGTGAAGGTGAGACGAATGCGTTTGTCTGGATCTGCTGAATTGCGTCAGCGAGCTTTGGATAAAGCAATCCGACTGTTGGTGCTGTTGATGTGAATGTTACGGCGTTTCCACCTGAAGCACGAAGGCCTTTGATTGTGCCGGCTGTTCCTGCGCCATTGAGGATCTGTGCATCGAGTGTGGTGTGCCATGACTTGATCAAGTCAGCGATTACGAATGAATCGATACCTGTTCCGCGCTCTAGTGCCTGGCGAGAAATATCTTGCTGGCCTGCGATTGTACGAACATTGATCGTGAGCAGTGTGTCATCCACATCTGTTTCTGATACTGCATCGTTCTGTGTAACTTGAACGGCTGTTGATGAACCTGTGGTCATGCGAGAAATATTCAGAGTCATTCCACTTGGTGGAAGTGTCATCTTGTTTGTAGCTGCATCTGCGAATGGGCGTCCTGCGCGTGCTAGTGGAGCTGCAAGGTCGACGAGGTATTGTGGAATTACAAGACCTTCGAACTGTGCTGTTCCAACATCGCGGCGCTCGATTGATTCTTCACGCATGTGGCGTGCGAGGCGCTCGTTTGCTGCGTAGTCATTTGAGAATTGCGCATTGAATGCGTCCTTCACGAATGATGCATCTGAATGCGCTGAGTATGTGCGCTCTTCGCGTGTGACTGTTGCGCTGCCTGTAGTGCGTGGCATTACAACATCTGAAACTGCTGAGCGGATTTCAGATGCCTTTGCATCTGCATCTGCCTGTGCTTTCATCTTTTCAATCTTTGAATCGAGTGAGCGTGATTCTTCTACGAGTGTATCCACCTTTGTGGTTTCCTCTTCTGTTAGGTCAGTGCGGTTCTCTTCTGCTACTGCTTCGAGAACTGCGTCCATCTCTGACTTAACTGCATCACGACGCTCGATCAACTTATCAAGGAAAGACTTTGACATGTGTTGATCTCCTTCTGATTAGGGTTTGGATCAAAGTGGTGTCACTTTTTCTCGCGGCGCATATTGGGTGCGAGAGGCGCTCCGGCTTTGTATCTGCTGATTGCAGCAGAATTCTAGTTTGTATTGTTTACGATTGCTTGCGCAAGGCGTAGAGAAATCTTACGACTTGCATCTTCTGGACTTGCTTCTGGTAATGGATCGATTGCTGTAAGTGTGGAGGCTTTGTGTCCTACGAGAGTTTCTGTTGCACGCCATCCATCTCGAAATTCTTCATAGATTCTAATCAAAACAGCAGGATCACCATCTTCAGCTGTTATTGAGAAATCTGTTCCTGGTATTCCTAGAACGCCTTCTCGCATAACATGTTCAATTCTTCCACGTGCTGTTCCACCTGAAGAATCCCATGATACGAAGCTGCCGACTGTATCAACTGCGCGAATTGCGTCTTGTTCCATCATTGGGTCTTCTGAAATTCCGAGAACTGTTTCCAGCATCGATTTTCCTTCGCCAAGATATTCGTATGATTCGTCAATCTTGTCGAGAATTGCCTGGATTACGATCAGGCTTTCGCCTGTGATCTCGCGGCCTTCCTTGATTGCTTGTCGAGCTGCTGCGATCTGTTCTCTGGCTTCTACTGTGGTGGTTGGATAGGCTGGATAAGTAACGACTGAAACGTCGCCATCTGCCAGCGATAATTCTGTAAGCGTGCGTTCTGTTCTTCCTTCGTTCCATTTCTGGCGGATGACTCGAAATGCAAAGCTCATTTGATCAACGTCGCCGCGCTCGACCAGGGTGTAAAGGTCACGAGCTGCCTGCGTGTCCGGAAGATCTGCGTCCATGTAGAGGCCGGTTTGATCTTCTGTAAGGCGAAGGGTTCCGTTCTTCGTGCGTGCCAAAGGTAGGCCTTCGTGATTTATTAAAAGGCGCACATCTGGTGTTTCTGTCAGCGTCTTGCGGAATGCGCCGGGTGCGATTCTTTCGATAAATGGAAGCGGCACGCTGTCGTTATTGAATACTGCTGCGTATCCGGAGAGGCGCATGGTTCCGTCTTCTGCCTGGCGTGCTTCTACGTTCTTGATCGTGAAGGTGCGGCGTTCGATTTTTTTCATTTTTCTCCTTGAGTCTGCTTCTGCGTCGAGTGCGTCTATTTTTCTCTGCGCCCAGTTTTGTGCTCGGTCGCTGAAGTCTGAATCTCCGCCCCATAAAAGCCAGGCCACTAATCCTGCGCCTGGGTATCCTGGATCGGACTGGTTGCTGTTCTTTGGGGCCTGGCCGTCTACTTTGTGCCTTGCGAACCAGGGGGCCATTTTCCTGATCTTGTTTTCGGTTATGTTGCCTGCTGCCATCTCGCGAGCTGCTCGTTTGGTTCCTTCTGTGAGACCGTCGCCGCCATATCCCTCTGCTAAATATTTCAGGCCGCGTTCTGCGTTTGCCTGAATAAATGCCGGGACTGATAAATCAATGGCTCGCTTGCTGACTTCGCCGCCTGGTTCCATGTCTTCTGCGATTGAAACGGCCACCATCTGGTCGATGGCGTCTTGCTTATTTTCGTGGCATCCGATTGTGGTGTATGCGCCGTCTGCTTCTTCTTTAACGGTTGCCCATCCTGCGCAGTCGCTCTGGCTCTCGCTTATGAAATATGGCATTTATTCCACCTCATAAACCGAAGCCGGATCCGCTGGGTCAATTGTGCCGACTTGCTGGAGTTGCGTGCTCGGTACTCCTGTGTGTTTCATCGGTGGTAATCCAACGGCTTCTGTTACGGCCTTTGGATCAAAGCCGACCTGGATCAGGCTAGCTGCGATCTCTGCTCGAAGTTTGAGTCCTACATCTGGTGCATCTGCCGCGTCAATATTCTGCAATGGCACTCTGAATTGATCGCCTGGTATTCCCAGTGGGGATAAATCTTCAACGGCGCGGACGTCGTTTAATGATAGGAAACCTTCGCGGAGGCCCTTCGTGTATGCGTCAAAGCGCTCGAGTGTGGTTCCTCGAAGCAATGCGTCAAGATTAAATTTGATGAAGCCATCCGGTTCTGGAAGTAATTCGGACATTGATTGTTCGATTCGTTCCAATAATGGGCGAAGTGAATGCTGCACGAATGAAAGGTTCTGCGCTTCAACGCTGGCGAATGACATCGCTCCTGCTACTGGGTGTCCTAGAAGGCTGATCGGTACTCGGAATAATCTTGCGATATCTTCAACGTTGAATCTTCTGGCTTCTAGCAGCTGCGCGTCTGCTGCATTGAGTGTGAGTGGTCTAAATTGTGCGCCGCCTGAAAGGATTCCAATCTTGCCTGCGCGGTACGGCCCTGTGTGGGTTACGTTCCAATCGCGGCCGATGTCGCTTGCCTGCTCTTCTGTTAATTCGCCCGGTACTTCAATGACGCCGCCTGGGTTTGCTGCGTTGCCGAAGTATGCGGCTGCGTATGTGTCTGCTGCCATCGCTGCGCCGATCGTGAGTCGAGCTGCTGCGATTGGGCCGAGGCCGTAAAGCGAACCGGGAAGTCTGAAGAGTGGAATGTGTTTCATTTCGCGTGAGGTCAAAATGCGCGAGTATGTTCCTTCTTCATCTCTCATCTTGTAGATGATTGGCTCTCCTGGACGTGGGCGTTCAATGCGAACGTCGTCTGGATGTACGCAATAGACTTCTTGTACTTCGTCCATGTCGTCGCGAACGGTGAGGATGAATGCGTTGCCATGAATATTAAGTGAAGCGATTATCTGCTCGTAAAACTCTAGGCGCGATGCTTCTGGATTTGGTTTGTTGATCCAGGCTGGTTGCGATCCATAAACGCTGGCGTATGAGATTCTGTTTCTGCCGCGTCGCACGTATGCTGCAAGTGGCAATGAGGAAATCGTATCGCCGAGCAATCTTACGCAGGCATAAACTGTCGACATGCGGATTGCAGAATCTGCATTCACATCGATTCCAGATGGGGCCATATAAGCAGGGCGTCCTGGGATAAGTGGTTCGACCCATTGACTATTGTTTTGGCGCTTCTGCTCTGCTGCTTTGATTCGCTTCGATAGACTCATCAGTTAGCCTTTTCTGTTATCCATACTAGGAATGTGCCTAGTGTAATTAATGCGATCGGCAATGAAAGCATTGCGATTCCTGTGGTTGCTAATGCTACGCCAGTCACTTCTGCTACGAGTGAGAAATCTATTTTTTTCATTGCGCTCCTAAAGTTGAACCGAGAAGAACCTAGCCACTGGTGGCTTTGGTTCTGCTGGTTGCGTTGCTCTGTCGTATCCGAAGATTGCTGCTACGGCCGCATCGACTTTCCGCTTCGAGCTTGCTTTCGCAACCATTACGCCCCGAGATGATTGCTTCGTGACGCAGTTTGTTATGTGCCTTGCCATTCTTTCATCGCCATCGTGGGTGAAGCTTTGATTCACTACGGCTTCGTAGAATTTTTGCGTTGCTGGAACCATGCGCTCTGCGCTGTTCGGGTAAGAAACGACTGGCATTCCTTGTTCGTCCAGAACCATAAATGTGCGCTGCCATCGCGCCGGGTCGAAGACGATCTCTTTGGTTTGGAAGTTGCTGTTTCTGAATGTGTCGATGATCGTCTGTTCGACTTCGGCGACCGGCACATGCCATCCCTGCTCTGCGTCGTCTGGTCGCTCCCAGATTCCTACAACCATGAGATGCGGTTTGTCTCCGCCAAGTAGCCAGGCAATTAGCGCGGTGCTGTCGTTTGAGAACGCTCCATCAAATGCAAGAATTACATCTTCGCCTGGTTCTGGGGTTCTCTCTGTGTCGATCAAGGCTTCCCATGATCCTGTTGGAAGCCAGGCGGTTGCTGTTGATACGAAGCAATTCGTGCGCTTGGTTCTGAATTCTGCTTCTGGCGTTCTCAAGACTGCGCTCTCGAAATCTTCGGCATCGACGATGTCTGCGAATCCGGGGTTTGATTCGATCCAGAGCTGCTTATCTCGGTGATCTGCTTCTGGGTTCTTCGGTTCCCACCAGGCGAAGAAGAACGACGAATCCGTCAGCTCGCCTTTTACGAGCTTCTGGCCGTATTGATATAACGAATATGCAAGGCTGTCCTGGCCGTTTGCTTGCGTCTTTACTCCTGCTGTCGTTATGCCGAGGAGAAGTGAATCGGATCGTGCGCCGCCTGCAAGCGACATAACATCCCAGAGTTCGCGGTTTGGCTGCGCATGAACTTCGTCAAAGATTACAATCGGTGAAGGGTTGAGTCCTTCTTTCGTGTATGCCTCTGCTGAAAGTGCGCGGTAAACGGATCCCTTGTCTTTGTATTCGATTACATCGCGGTAAAGCGTGAACATGGAAGAAAGTTCCGGGTCAAGTTCAACCATTCGCTTTGCTGTTCCAAATACGATGCGAGCCTGATCTCGATCTGCTGCGCATGAATAAATTTCAGAACCGTTGCCGCCAAGTGTGAGCGCCGATAATCCCATCGAAGCTGCGAGCGCGCTCTTTCCATTTTTTCTCGCCATGCCGATTAGGGCGACTCTGTGTTTGAGTCTGCCATCTGGCCTGCGTGCAAGTGCGTGGTTGAGAAGTTCCTTCTGCCAATCGCGAAGATGTAAAAGTTCGCCGGCTGGCGCTGCGACGGAGTCTTTGGTTACTCTGCATACGGCTTCTGCAAATTCTGTATAGAGTGGGCCGTCGCCGCGTTTGCGGTCTGCAATAGCCACCGGCGTAATCCAACGCGGCGGCCATGATTGTATTTTTTTCTTACCCACGTGCTCGCGTCATTAATTCCTGGATGCGTGTCTGTGCCTGAACTTCTGCTAGTCCAAGTCGCGAACGCTCGACCGGGTTGAATGCAATCAATGAAAGCATTGCCGTTATCTGGTGATCAAGGTGTCTTAATGCAACCCTGTCGCGCCATTCTCCGCCTCTGAAAACTATTGCCCGAAGTTGAACGCGTTCATCCATCGTTTCGCAAAGAATCATCACATGTTCGATGTCTGTGGTTGGAGAAATCCATGCACGTCCTGCTTGCCAGATTCGTTCCCACATGTTTTGTCCTTCTGCTCCAAGTGGGCGAAGTGGTTCCGGTGTTTCTTTTGCCATCGGCAAAGAGATCAGCGTTCCTTTATCTGGCAGCGGTCGCTTTCCTGGATTGCCAAGTTTGCGCTTCTGCTCGATTGTCTTTGGGGGATTAGGCATTGTCGCTTCCTATGAAATCGTAAGGCTTGCCGGTGAGTTCATTGATTGGAAGGATTCCAGTCAGTTCTTGCCAGCGCTTGCAGATGACGTCTGCATATATGGGATCTAATTCTACAAGTGCTGCAGTCATTCCGAGTGTGTGAGCTGCTACAAGTGTGGAACCTGATCCGCCAAATGGATCCAGAACAAACGAGTCACGATTTGCCGAGTTGCTCAATATTCGAGTGATGAGGTTGATGGGCTTCATGGTCGGGTGTTCTGAATTTCTGCGTGGACGTGGCTCGCGGATAATGGTTGAAGATTCTCTGGCTGTTTCGATTATCTTTACAAGTTCTGTCTTGCTCAATGTGTCCAAGTCCTTCGTTGCGAAGTCCAGAACGGTTGAGTCATTGAATGGGCCAAACCAGGGATGTGCTGCTCCTGGTTTCCATCCGTAGATGATTGGTTCGTGCTGCCAGTTATAATCCTGGCGGCTGAGTGTGAAGTTGTCTTTGACCCAGATAAGAATTTGCTTCAGCATAAATCCGGAAGTCTTGAACGCTGATCTGAATGTGACGCTGCTTCCATCTGCGTGGCAGACATAAATCGGGCAGCCTTCTTTCGCGTTTGCATACATCGCTGCGTAAGTTGCAAGGAGGAACGATTCAAATTCTAAGTCGCTCATCGAGTCGTTCTGAATTGTTAAGTTCTCATTTGTTCCGCCGGTGTATGCAACGTTGTATGGTGGATCGGTGAAGATGCAATCTGCAAGTTTGCCGCCGAGTGCCTTGTTTAGAATTTCCGGGTTTGTTGAATCTCCAACAACGAGGCGGTGCGGCCCGAGGATCCATGTGTCGCCTTCGATGCTGTGCGCTGTTCTTGACTTCGCTGGTGCTGCATCTAAATCGCCGGCCATTGGAATCTTTTCCACCGGCATCTTGAGAATCTCTGCAATCGCTTCCTGGCTATAGCCGGCGTCGCTTACTAATTCCGGATCTACATTTACGAGCTGCGCAATCATCTCTCGAAGCGCGTCTTCGTCGTAAGTTCCAAGTTCGGCGGTTCGGTTATCTGCGAGCGCGAATGCGTGGGCTGTGTTGTCATCGTCGTCTGTCCAAACGACGGCAATCTCACTCCAGCCGAGCTGCTTCGCTGCTTGCCATGTGTGGTTGCCGGCGATGATGGTTCCGTCGCTGTGTTTCGCAACGATCGGCTTGCGCTGGCCGAAGCGCTCGAGCGATCGAGCAACGGCCGCGATGTCGCCCCTGCGTGGATTGCCTGGCAGCGTGTGCAAGTCGTCGATTGGCGTGGCCAAACTTTTCAAGCTTTCGTTGATCATATTTTTCCCCCTGTTTTTAGTTTATCTGGCAAACCCCGAAAACCCCTGAACTGCGACGGTGCGCGTTTTTGGGGCGTCGGGGTGAACTCCCCCCTTGCGTCCTGAAGTTTAGGGCCGTACCGGGATATGCCGGGTGGGGGGTCTGTGTGTGTTTATCTATTCGATTTGCTGGAATTGCATTTTCTGCAGAGAACTTGAAGGTTGGATCTGATCGTCATGCCGCCATCTGCCAGGGGCTTTATGTGATCGACGGTGAGGTCGTTTGTCCTGCCGCATTCGCTGCACCAGGGTTGCTCTTCTCGAAGCGCTTTGCTGATCTGTCGCCACTGATAGTCGTATCCGCGCTGCGCACGTGTGGGCCGGGATGCTTCTTTAATCTTTCGGTGAATGCAATCGCAGTCATTGCATCGAGCTGCGCGTGCAATGGTTCCGCAGTCTTTGCATGGTCTAGGTAGGGCCATCGTAATCCATGAGGTACTTGATTGCCTGGCCTAGCCTGCCTGGTTGGTCTTTGAAGTATCCGAGTCCGACGTTGCAGTTGCTGCAGAGGATTCCACGAATCTGATTTGTTTCGTGATTGTGATCCATTACGAATCGCGTTGCGCTCTCTTCAATATGGACGCTACAGATAGCGCACGAATGGTTCTGCTCTTCGAGTATCGTCTGGCGATTCTTATTCGCCTTGTTAATAATCCTGCGATCAGCACTCCGGCAATGACGACATAACTCACGCACTCCATCTGCTCTTCTTCTATCTTTGCAGAATAGATTCAGAGGTTTGGTTTCCTTGCATCGTACGCATGTTCTTTCAGTCGTCGTCTCCGTCATGTTCGTCTTCGAATTCCGATCCATAGAGCGCGAGTCTGTCCTTCTCCGGCAGCGATAGATATGATTGCAATGTTGCTGAAACTGCTCGGTTAAGTAACGACTCAATCGCGTCGAATGAGAGGTTATTGTCTGTAGTCATGTCCGTATGAACATCGCCGATGCTTATCGTTATATTTAGCATTCGATTCCCCTTTGTCTTTCGGGGATGGTTGCATCTGCTAACGCAAGCGTATCAGATTTGATTGACACTTTTGTCAAATCGTTATTCATGATCGTGCCTGGATAATTGCTGCGATGTCATAAAGACTTCCTCTTCTTTGGATGTCGTTCTTCTTTATCGTTCTATAAACTTCGCGCTCTGTAATTCCTAGCCACATTGCAATCGCTTCAACATCAAGGTAGAAGGTTTTGCTGGGGTTGCTCATTGCTAATGCTATCAACCGGAGCACCGTCCATTGTTGCTTGCATCCGAAGCATGAAACTTCGGCCGTTAAGTTATCGGCGTCAATGACCACGTACTTCTTGCAGTCGTCTGTTGGACATGGGATTCGCCGGGGCTGTTCTGAGAAGCGCTTTGCAGCTGCTCTTCCTTTGGCATGGATCATCTGGATTTCGTGGGCGAAGTCTGCAGCCCATTCTTGTCCGAGCGACCAGTCGAGGTGCGTCAGGTGGAAGGTTGCGCTCGCCAGGACTTCGCTCTCTGTTGTCGGTTCTTTCATGATCATCGCCGGCCTTGTCAGTTTGCGATCGAAGCGGATCGTGGATTCCCAGGCGTGAAGGGTTCGCAGTAGCTCGGTTGCCATTGTGAAATCCAAAGCCGCCACATTGATTCCAATGCTGCGCTCGGTGCTGGCCGTTCCTGATCCTGTCCTGGATGGGTGTAGGAATTGGCCGGCTTCTTTGTGAAGCTGGGGAAGCTCTGCGATCTGATTGCGCACTTTGGCCGCGCATCGATTGCAGGCTCCTGGTCGCTCGGCCTTCTTGCCGCAGATGGTGCAGTCCATTAGAACGGTATCCCTTCGCTCTCGAGCTGTGGCTTCTTCCTGCTGTTCCAATAATCCGGGATCTCATCTTCGCTTGGCTCCTGCCCTTTGAATCTGAATATCTCTTTACTCCGGCTGCAGTTGTGGCTGGCCAGAATGACTGGCTTCTTTCCCTTGCTTCTTTGGATGGCGTTCAGTGATCGCAGCCCTGCTTCAAATGATACGGCCGTTCTATGTAGTTCAAATGTTCGGCTGCCCTGGATCCGTTTGATGATCTCTTCTTGAATGGTCAAAGTTCCGGGGTCGAGTCTGATCTGAAATCCGACGGTCATCCCTTCCCAGATAAGTTTTCCACAGGGTGTGCAATAAATGGGTTTGAAGTTTGAATCTTTCATTTATTCTGTTCCTTTGGCTGCTGTTCCACTGTTCCGCGTTCCCCCTTATAGGGGGGGAACGGCGGAACAGTTTGGTCGCTCTTGCCCTGCTGTTCTGCGGAACGGTGCGGAACGGTGCGGAACGGCGGAACAGTTAAGTTATCCACAGGCTGTTTACTCCACTTCCCATGCGTTGACGTCACCGATCATGAATTGGTTCTTGAATTTGTAGAGATATTTCTGCCCCAGTTTCCTAAATTCGATGAAGCCGCCGGCCATGAGTTGCTCCAGGGCCTGCCCTAGTTCTTGGTTTCCGATCTCGATTCCTTCTTGCCGCAGTCCTTTGCGGATGTCGTTCTGGCCTATCTCGGTTCCGATTCGCTCGAAGAAGTTTGATATCTCTTGCAGCTTCTGTTCCTTCGTCGTCACTCGGATTATGCCGCCGCTAATCGTGACGGTGATCGTTCCGTCCTTGTTGCTCTTCAAGTTTGCGACGCCGAGGTCTTTGGCGTCCTGGCAGATGGCGCGGACGAATCCTGGCCGGTCTTTGGTTACTTTCAGATTCAGGCAGCCGTC